TTCTTATTATTTTATCAAGTGTTTAGAACAAGTTAGCAATTGTAACTTTTCTGTAATACACGTTTGCGTTAGCAGTAAGTGCACCAGAACCTTGAGCAGCTCCATTTGCGAATGGATTAGATACCATACCATAACGGGTTTTGAAACCAATTTTTGGTTGGAAGCTATTCTCACCAACAGCACGAACCATTTGTAATGGAACGTATGGGCAATAGAATAAACCTGCGTCGAATGCAGATGAACCCTTATAACCAACTACTAGGTAGTTAGCGCCTGCGAATGGATCAACATAAACACGGAATCTTCCGTTAAGAACACCAGCAAAAGTATTGCCACTGTCATCAACTTCTAGAGTGTTGCTGTTAAGTGCAGGAGTGTAATCCAAAACACCAGCCATTTGTAAAGCAGAGGCTACGTCAGAAGAACAGATAACCAAGTTACCTTTACCACGACGAGTTGCTTTAGCAATTGCGTTAGCTTCTTGCTCGATTTGGAACATTAGACCTTTGAACTTCTCAACAGACCAACGACCGTTTGCATCAACGTCCAGATCAAAAGTACCTGGGGTTGCAGCACCAGCAGCACCAGCGACAGCAACACCGTGGATTGTTCTAATAACTTCACGATTGATTTCCGAAAGGATTTCAGTTTGAAGAATATTAGCCAATTCAGTTTCAGCGTCGAGGCCGTGAACAGCTTTAAGATCCTGAGCAAGCTCAGTAGTGTATTCTGCTTTCAAAGCACGAGTCTTAGCAGATACAGTTACTTTCTCAATTGAGAAGGCCATTTCTGCGTAGTTAGTTCCACCACCGTCGCCTAAGGCTTCAGCAGCTCCAGTTGCCATACCAGCACCAGTAGTAGCAGCTCCGCCAACAGCAGGAAGGCCGTTTGCGTGAGTACCAGTACCAGAGAAGTCAGTATCGCTTTCAGCATAAAATGCTTCTGCACCGGCTTGAGTACCATATCTTGCGCGCATTGCGAAGATTAGTCCTGTAGGACCAGTCATAGGTTGAACACCACAGATGTCATATGCAATCATGTTAGGAACCGCACGTCTTACCAATGAGATAAGAATCGGATCATAACCAGCAACAGGTCCTGCAGCAGTTGAACCACCAGTAAAACCGCTAGTTCCAGCAGCGTTAGATGGGGCTTCTGACAATAGTGAAGTCATGTTAGCAGATAAGTCACCTGTTTCTGCCAACGCTTTTTCTGTATTCTCAAGAATCGTTGCCGTTACAGCACGTCTATGAGAATCAGTGATTGGTGAAAAAGAATCGTGCCCTAGAATTGGCTCCCACTTTTCCACTAGTCTTGTATAGTTATCCATTATGGATCTCCTTTTATATTTAATTAAAATTAAGTTAAATAAACCAAATAATTAATTATTCTAATTACTTCTTAGTGTTGAAAGCTTCAACTAGAGAATTAATAGAGGCGTAATCAGAAGTTGGTTTAGATACTTCCTGTTCCTCTAGAATAATTTCGTCAGTCTCGTTCTGAACATCATGTTTTTCAACAAGAGGCTTATCACTAAAGAATGACTCCTTGATTACTGATAGATTCTCTGCATATGCATCAAGATCTACAACGTCAAGCTTTTCAGACAATACTTTCAAACGTTCTACCTGGTTTGCAGATAGTCCTTCTGATAGTTCGTCAAATTTTTGTCCTGCTTTGAAAGTGGCAATTTCTTTTTGTAATTCGATATTCTCGTTTACAAGATCATTGGCTTTCCCTTCCAACTCAGTTACATTTGTTTCTAAGTTTGCGACAACATCAACTGATTCTTCAGAAACAGTTACATTGTGCTCTACGAATAAGTTCTTAAGACCTGTCATTAATGATTCAGCCATCTCAACCTTAATACCGGATTCGATTGCGATCTCATTCTCTGACATCCACTCTGAAACAACGTAATCTAAATACTTATCAACATTTTCAGTAATAGTATCTAATTTCTCAGTTACTGCTTCTTCAAGTGATTCGTCTAAAGACTTTGTTAATTCTTCGCGAATTGACTCAGTTCTTTTGTTAACTTCTTCGTTTAACGCGGCTTCAAATACAAGACTGATCTTGCCTTTGAATTCTTCCGATAAATCTTCGCCTGCGATGATAGATTCGATTGAAGATTCAATAACTACTTCTTCAATAGTTTCTACTTCTTCAACTTCAACTTCTTCAGTTGCTGGTGTTTTAACAGTCTCTCCAGCTCCTTTAGGCTCATCAGTTTTGGTTTTCTTTAGCTTATCCTTTTTGCCTTCACCACCTTCGGGGGCTACTGCATCAGGTACACTAGAGACGCCATCATCAGATACGAAAGCTTCGTTATTTACGTCTGACATAATTTTCTCCTTTTTTAATTTGTTTTTCTACAAATAATAATTTTTTTGTATTCGACTGTTTTATTTATAAAAGATTAATTTTTCAAAGTACGGATAAATGCCTGGAACATTCCAGCGGCCGCGGCTTCGTCGATTGTCTTCGTTACAGTCCTATATTGTTTTTCTACCTTCTGCTGGATTTCTTCGACCATTTGAGTGGCTCTCCAATTTCCAGAAGCAATATCGTAGTAATACTCTACGTTCTCCATGATTCCATTTACGAACGCATTTGGTGCAGAAGGGTCAGTAACAATATCAACAGTAGAAAGGTGAAAGTCTTTTTGAACTTCCATTACTCCGCCTCTACCTGCCTTGACTGAACCAAGACCACGTGTCGAAACACCGATCTTAACGCCTTCATCTAATAGGCTTTTAACAATTTCCCCCATAGGTGTTGATAAGATTTTAGCCTTACCATAAAAATCGTTATCTTCGCGTCTCATCTCTGTAATTAGATGTGAAACACGATCTCCGTTGATCTGAGGACCATCAGGATGACCTAATTCTCCAAGAGCACGTTTAGTTTCAATGAATTCTGTATTATAGCGTTTCATTTCTGTTTCTAAAGTAGCACTCGGATAAATTCTTCCATTGCGATTTTTTAGATCGCCTTGCATGAAGATTCCTTCAATAAAGTAATTCTTTTTACCGTCTTCTTTAGCTTCGGTAATTACTTCTACGGAATCGTCTCTATATTCTGTTATTAAATTCATAATAGTTTCCTTTATGTGTAGTGGGCAACGCCAACCATTAATACTGCGGTAGCTGCGGTTAAAGTATCTGTTGAATCTTTCTTAACAAATGATTGACCAGAACCTGCAGTAAACGTACCAAGAACATCTCCACCAACATTCTTATGAGTAATAAGTATACCATTAGCAGTTGCATTAAATAATCTAACGAGAGTTGCTGTACCAATATTATCAGCAGCTGTTATAGAAGCTTCAGTACCTTTAATTTTAATTATACTTGGCATTACGCGTTCTCCTTCGCAAACTCAAGAATTTCATTATAGCCTGCTTCATCAGCAACTAATACACTATACATTTCTTTTGTGTTTGTTTCTGTTAGTTCACTGAACATTTTATTTAAAACAGTTGCATCTTCTTCAGATACTTCAATTACTGTTTCGCTTTGTAATTCAAATGATCCTGCTTCAATTGATTCGTAAGACATTCCAGCTTTATACATCTTTGAAGCTGATAGAGGTTTACTGTTAACCATTTGATCGCCTTTAGCATAAGCATATAATGATTTAACATTTGAGAATACTTCAGCTAATTTATTCTGCCACCATTCTTCAGGATCTTGTCCTTCAGCTTTAAGGTAATCTCCAATCTCTTCAGAAGCATAAGTAATGAAGTGTAATTGTTTCTGCATCATTGGAATTTCTTGCTGGGGACTCTCAAGCAATTCTTCCTCTGTTGAAACCTTACTTAACATTTCTTTAAATGTCATTGATAGAGTTTTTCCATTACTGTCTTTAATAGTAACTTGTGTTGGTGAAACTTTTGGCTTTTTAATTGGCTTTGCTTCAGGTTCTAAAGAATCCTTATTATCTTTTGCATCAACTTTATCTTCTTTAGTTGTTGCTTTCTTAACAGGTTTCTTCTCGGCGTTTAAACTATCTGAACAACCACCTTCTTTAATGGCTTCGATTTTGTTATCACAGCAAGAACATGTTTTACCAATCTCTGATGCTTCATGCTTTCCAGCACAATGACCACAGTCAGGACCACAGCCACAAGAAGCTTCCATGGCTTCTTCCATTTCTTCGCCGTCGTCTTTCTTGTCATCTTTCTTTTTATTGACTCCAAGAATTTCAGTAATTGATTTTTTGAGAATATTACTATCTTCAGCAACTTGTTTGCCTGTGCCTGCACGCTGAGGTAATGTATTATCTACTTTAGTTTTATACGCTTTATCGTAATCAGCTTCATCATTAACCTTATCAGCTGGACGTTTGCCGTCCGTGATACCAGGTATCTCTCCGCTAAAAACGTGGTCAGGTGCAACAGGATGAGGGATTACCTCAATTGTATGTTGATCCTTAAAGCGCTTTTCTTCGGGAGCCTGTGGTTGGTCAACTTCCGAAACTAGATCTTTAAAATTTTTCATATTTAGTCCCTAATTTAATTTACTCTATACTTTATTTATATTCAGTAAGAATCATCTTCTTCGTGTCCGCCAAGCGCCTTTTCATCAGATATTTGTTGTTCCATATCTGCAGCCTGTTCTTCCGACATCTGTAACACGTTTGTCGTAATCCACTGATGAGAGAAATACTTGCCTGTATAATCAGACATATCTCTGAGAGTATTCAATCGTTCTCTCAAAATCTCAGCTTCCTTCAACTCTTCAAAGTAATTATCCTTAACAAAGTCATAACGAATATCATTTCTAATTTCGTTAAACTCTTCAGGTGTTAAAATACCTTTGAGTATCAATTGCTTCTCAAGTACCATACTGAATACCCAAGAGAAGCGATTACGGATCCTTCTAATAAATTTACCAAACTTCAGTTCATCTCGAGTAATCTCAGATGTTCTACCAAAGCTTGCCATAGCTTCTGGCTCTAAACGAGATAAAGGCACTTTCAACGCTTTAAATAATTTTCGTTGAAAATACTCTAAGTTCTCGTTACTAGTCAATCCTGGTGCATTACCGCCTGCGAGAGTATCAACTTCTGTTGACCTTTCGCCTCCACGACGAGGGAACCAAAAATCTTCTGTCATTGTTAACATTTTTCTTGAATCAGTAATCTGTCCTGATTCTGAGTTGTACTGTAACTTATTCTTATGTCGAGCCATCATATCTCTAAGATATTGCTCTGCCTTGTTCTTTGGCAAGTTACCTACATCTATATAAAAAATTCTTCTTTCTGGTGCTCTTGTTAATGTATAAATTACAACAGCATCTTCTAACATTCTTAACTGGTTTAAAGCTTTACTTGCTGGATGTAAATGAGATAGTACTAAACTATTGTTCTCATTCATTAATCCTGAAGTGACTCGAGCAATTGCATCTTTCGAGATCTTAATTCCCGTCGTGCTACTTGCCGGAGCGCTACTGCCTCCAGTTGTTGTATTCTGAAACCCTGATTCTGAGTACATGTAATACTCATTCTTAATCTTTTTAACAGGTATTCCTGAATGTGGATCCTTTCCTTTCTTATCAACTTCTCGTATTAACTTTAACTTACGAGGGTCAACATATCTTAATTCGATTACACCCTTCTTTACATCTTCAGGGTCAATTATAATATGATAGTTTAATCTTCCATCAACATAAAACTTTTGAAACATGTCGTATGAGTTATTTGTAAAATCAAATAATGCAAGTACATTATCAAATTCTTTTACAATAGCCTTCTTAATCTTATCTGATAGATCTGTTTCTCCTAACGAGATATCAACAACTCTATCATTTGTATCAACACTAATTGCTTCATTCACAACGTCATCAACTGCCTGACTAATTTCAGGCTGCATTGCCATTGAACGGTATTTAGTAATAAGGTCGGATTCCGTTTTAGCGGAACCTTCCATATCTAATATCGTATTATAAAAACCACCAAGAGCATTACCAACGGTAATCGCTCCATCATCATTAGAGGGTTCGGCGAAACTAACTGGTAATGTAGTCTCCTCCTCGGCCCTCTTTATGTCAAATCCAAAAATTTTCAAAATATCATCCTATATTATAATTAACTAGTAGAAATTCCGGTGTTACCTTCTACCATCCAAAGATCGTAGCTAAACGAAACCTCGAATGTTTGTATCCCCTCAGAATCCCAATCCATTGCTTGAGCAGCAATAGTAGTAGGGAATAAACCTTCAAACTTGTAAGTACGTAATGGTTCACCACTTTTACTATACTGCGTAATTAACGCGTTTGATTTATAATCCTGTGGCAAACCACTCAAGTTAGTATCGTGTGAAGCAATACCATTCATCCAAGATTCCATTGCATTTCTGACTAAGAAATCTTCGTCATTAATAACGGTTACGTTCCATGGGTCAAATGACCTTACGCCTGCATACTTGATAGTTCGACCGAAGTAATTAACCGTGTCAATTGAGCTAATGTTACTAGCAGGTAATATGGAAGACTTTACCATAAACGGAACTTTGAAATCAGCTGTAGAATCAACAGGGTTTAAGATTTGCACTTGGAAAAGATTGCTACGAGCGCCACCGCCAGTTAACTGGGATTTGAACTCATTTATATTAAATGCCATTCTTTTTCTCCTTTATTTAAAATTATTTATTAAGTTAGTGATCCAACAATTTCTTCGAACTCAACACCCGATCTTGTAGCAACAAAGGTTAACTCAATCACATTGATTGAACGCGCAGGCTTAATAAAGATATTAGCCCTGAACTTACCTGAGTCAATTACTGATGGAGTATTAACTGTTGTATCAGAAACAACTCTGAAATCAACGATTCCTCGCTTACCTTGAATGTCTCTTAAGAATGGTTCAACGATTCCTTTGAATTGCGCTTGAGTAAACTCGTCGTTCAATTCAAACAAGAATGATTCTGCAGCATTGGCAATTGCCTTTTCTACCGCAATAAACAATCTTCTAACATTGATACTATCGAAAGCACTGTTGCCGCCTAATCCTGTCTTATCACCGAATAGGATAACTCCTCTTCCTGATTGAGCCATTACTGGGTTAACTTCATTGCTATATAGTTGATCTCTCTGAGCCTTGTTAGGATTAAAGGCAAGTTTGACAACGTTCTTAATAACACCCTTACGGAAACCAGCTGGAGATTCAAAAGGTTCAACTCTTGAAGCAAGACCTGCTATATCACCGTTAAGTGGAGTGTATCTATATACATCGTTATATCTATCGTATCTGTACTTATAACCTGAATCAACTACAGAGTAAGAAGAACTTGGTAATCCATTCTTAAACGCAATTATATTAGCAAGTTTAGCTTCAGATTTGCTTTCGTCAACAACATCTGATTTAGCAGGACTGATAAACGCAATTGCATCCTTTCTATATTCTGCAATGTTTGATATCAGATATGTACCTAGGTTACCGGTATCATCAGATTTACCACCAAGTACGAATGAAACATCAATTTCGTTAGATGCCTTAAATAAATCGTAACCAGGTGCAAGATCCGCTAGAGTTGCTAGTGATTCAGTCCTTCCGTCTGTACCGACGTTTGAACTTGTTATTGATGTATTACCTGAAACTCCCAAGTTAGTACCTAAATTTTCATATGTACTTGCCTGAGCAGAAGCTTCAAAGTGGACGGTATTTGCTACCTTAACCCACGAAGATTCTTGTTCAATTGCTTCTTTGTAGTAATTTGTTTTACCACTTGATAGCTTAGCTGTTGGGCTAACTGATACATCACTGTATAATTCTAATACCGATCCAGCTGTACCACTGATTTCACCATCAGAATCAAGAACTGCAATATGATAGTTTGCAGCTGCAGGTGCTTTTCCGAATAAATTGCCATAAGCCCATTTTCTTGTAATGGTAAGCTTACTTAAATCCGTTTCAGCCAATAGGTATTTACCACCTAAAGCTAATGTATGATGAATTGCAGTTGTAAGAACTGTGTTTGCTGTTGGTAATCCATCAGAATCTCTTGATTCTTTGGTTACTGTATTAACAACGATTTCTTGATATCCTACTGAATCGTTACCGATAGTAATGATATCGCCAGTTTCTATTGTTGTTATTTCGTCTGCTGGTAGGACTTCAAATGCAACTGTTGCTGCGTTAAAATCAACTGTTTGAGATGTTGCTTGCTGTACTGTATTACCACTAATTCTCGTAGCAGGAATCTCATTCAAGGCAATTTCGCTATTGGTAAAGTTTGTACCCTTAACATATGCTACTTCTAATGAATTACCTAACTTACCTGGGTACTTAGCATCGAATGCTCCGTACGTAGTAAATGCTGGGTTAATGTCAGTATTTGCATGTCTCTGAACATCGGTTGAAGAAGCAGTGACTGCTCCGTTATCAACTCTTGCTACGTATAATGCATTTGCGTATGAAAGGTAATCTGCCCCGACAAAAAATGTTTCGTAGTTATCAGCGCTTGGAGTACCAAACCTTGAAACTAATTCATTTTCTGATGAAACGAGAACTGCTTCACCTACAGGACCCCATCTAAACACACCGGCCATTGCTGCAGGTGGTGTCGCGATGGCAGGAACCGATGCTGATGCGTCCACCTCTCTAACAATTACGGAAGGACTTACGGAAAAAGCCATATTATTCTCCTTTAATATTATCTAATTAAATCTTTTGTTACTAATTAATAGTTATCACAGTTTTATTTATAAAAGTTTCTATATCTAAAAACCACTGTTATCAGTCCGATACTCGATCCACCCCTGTGCATCAGGGATATCGTCTCCAGTATCTATAAAGCCGAACGGTAATAATTCTTCGTCAAGCTGTTGTTCTGTTTTTTCTTTCAATGCCGCTAAGGTATTGATGTCTGTTAATTCCCTAAAGAATCGTTGGTCTGATAACCATGCAAATAATACCAAGGTCATTACCAAATCATCATTATAACCTGATTCTGCCTCGTATGAATTTGCTTTTTTACTAAATCGTGATAACTCCTGTATTGTGTTATAATCTTGTATTATTAACTGATTTTGTTCAATTAATAGTTTCAATATAGAACAACCTTTTGATTTTACGCTTTTTGTTGTTCGTATTCCATGATCTGATCTCTTCCCTCCAAAATTTGATACTTGTTTCCCGGCTCGGCCGTGGTTTTCAGTAAAGAGAAGATTTTCATAGCCGTAATCCATAAAGAGTATATCAGCAACTTGTTCACCAATATCGTTAATTTCAATTAACACTGCACTCTCATTGTACATCAGCCCTATTCTATATATAACGGAGGCAAAGTCTACCGGACTTATGGTATTATCTTTGTATACACATACTTGTTTGTATGGCATTTCCGTTGTATCAATTATATTAAAAGCAGAATAATCGAGTCCTTTACCTCTCGATACATCAACTACCATTACATATGAACGTTCTTGTTGTACTGCTTCATATTGTGTAATACCTTCAGCCTCATGTAATGGCCTAGACGGTGCAAGTTCTTTGAGTTTGGCACCGCTTATTAGTGTACCTGAGCTTCCTAAGAACTGACAACAGTATTCTTGATTAAATTTTTCGTTATCGAAATCTAACGCTTCGAGGGTTTCATCTTTCCACTCCTCATCTCGACCAGGTACATCGTACCACATAACCTCAACGTATTCATAACCGTTTGTACCTTCTTTAGCACCTTTACAGGTTTTCCAAAAATGATTCAATCCATTAGGAGTAGAGGTCATTAATAATTTTGTTGTTTTACCAGATGATATTGTTGGATATACAGAAGCAAAGAATTCATCAAACCCTTCAATAAACGCAACCTCATCGAGATATAGAAAGGATATAGATTTACCA